CCTGCTATAAGAAATTATTTTAAATCCGAACCTAAAAAAACTTTACAGTTTAGTCCAAACAAAACAACGGCCACAGGCGACATGCCAACGGCAACGGGCCAAGCGTCAGAGTTAGTTACAACAGCTCCTGTGCCAGCGGTAGTTAATAAATCTAAATACGCACAAGTTAGAGATATACCATTCACTCAAGGACAAGGATATAAAAAACAAAATCCTATCGTAGGTTCAGCAGCGTACGACTGGGCGATGGAAGCTCCATTCGAAAAGGCACCAGCTAAAGAATGGATCAAATGGTTTAACAGAGGAAATAGCGAGCATCCAGTTCCAACAGGACCATTACAAGGTGTATCAAGAAGAGTTATTCCAGAAGAACTAGACGAGATCAATTTACTTAACGCAGATGGCAAAAGTGGTTTTTTAAATTTTGCAGCTGATCGAAATATGATGGTAGATAGAGATACTATTCTAACCATGATTAACAGAGCGCCTATCAATAATGTTAATGTATTTAGATTTAGAACAAGAGGTGCTCCAGAAAATGAGTTTACAGAAATAGCTGATGAGTTAAGAAAATTAGCATCAGGTGTTGAAGGAGAAGACGCAGGAAGAGTTATGGATGCAGCTAATAGAGCTGCAAGCACATTAGGAAGAATGGCTTCAACAACATTTAAAAGTAATAATACATTATCAAGAGATGCTATTACTGATGTACAAAATCAGATATTGGAAATGGGTAAAAACATACCTCAAGCTAACGCAGCTCCGTTTAGAGACATTTATCAAAAGTTTAATAAGAAAGTTTTTGAGTACGATAAATTAGGTCAAAAAGTTCCTGATGAGTTTATATCATCTGATTTTAACGCTTTGACATCATCAAATAAAAATTACTTTCCAAAATATAAAGATTCTACAGGCAGATCATATATCATGAGTGGAGGAGAGAACTATACGGAGGATGTTATTTATTTTAAAGGTAGAGTTCCTAATACAAAGTCAGGTCAGTTTAGTTATTCAAGTGGTCCTCACTATATGCAAAATGAGATTGGATTTGTAAGATACGATGATTTACCTAATCCTAAACTTGGACAGAATGCGAGACATGTAAGAATATCTGAATTACAAACAGATCTTCATTCTCCTCAGTTTGATAAAAATCAAAAAGCAGACTATTTTAAAAATAAAATCAATCCTTTTAATACAAACATACAAGCAGACATTCTTAAAAAAGAAAGAACAACACTATTAGAAAAGTTAGCACCTTTTAGAGAATTAGGTAGAGGAGCATTAACAAGATCTCAAGAACAAGAAGTTGCTAAACTAACTTATCAATTAAATCAATTAGATAGACAAGCTGTATCTCAATTAACTAAACCAGGAGCGAATATCTACTCAACAACAGCTGGTCCTTTATCAAGATCGTATGCAGATTTTGCTATCAAAAATATTTTAAGAGATATGGCCGAGCGTAGAATTAATGCTGTATCTATTGTACCTAGTGCGATGAACAAAGGTGTGAAGATGCCTAATCCAGGACAGATTGGAGATGAGCTTAACTATGGTTTAATGAATGGTAAAGCGGTTAGAAGAACTACTAGTGGTGCTATAAAAGAATCTTCTGAACTTGCAGTAAATCAAAAAGTATTGAAAAAGATTGCTAAACAATATGGTGCTAAGTTTGAGCAATTTGATATGCCAAAGAGTAATCCTAACAAAGAGTTTAAAATCATTAGAACATACAGATCTACTGATAATCAAGAATATGGTCGAATGGTTAGAGACGGAAGAGCGACTTACGATAGAAAAATAGGAGATGTTTTCGAATACGATGATCACATAGCTGCAGCTAGAACTGAAAGAGAAGCAGATGATTTATTGGCAGGTATTCTTGATTCATTAAATGCGAACAGAAGAGATTTTAAAATTGTTAGAATGATACCAACTAATCCTGATAACTATATAAAAGTTCCTACACTTATAGCAGATAACCAAGTGTTGGATAAATTTTTGTTGCCAATGAAGGCTTACATGAGAACTGGTGGTTTAGTTGATAAGACTAACATTTTTAAGTCCCTAATATAGATTTCTTACACAAAATGCTTTACACTCTCAAAATAAACCTATAGGAGAGTAAAATGTCAAAATTAAAAAATGCATTAAAAAAAGTTGGTAAAGCTGCAGCTATAGGCGCGGGAGCAATGGCCCTTTCTAAAATGGGTAAAAAATCTACTGGTATGGACTACTTTACAAAAAAAGGTATGTCTTTAAAAACAGGGGATGCATCCGCTGCTGAAGCAATAGCCGCAGCCGATAGAGCGAGAAAAAAAGCCATGATCTTGGACACAGGAGATGGAAAAGCTATGGAAGCTGTTTACTCTAGTAAATTCAGCAAAGGCTCTAAAACTACTGTAATGGCAAAGGGATGTAAGTTAGGAAGAAAAAGAAGAACTATCATCACATAACATATGGCTGAAATAGATAAAAATAATCCAATCAACGAAGAAGTTGATGTAGAGGAAGAGGCTGTTGTCACTTTTCCTGAAGAAGGGGAAGAACAAGAACAGCCACAACCTCAAGATTTTTTTTCAAATATTACAGATACAATTGATGAAAGAGCACTTAAACAATTAGCTTCTGATTTAATTACAGAATATCAAAACGATAAAGAGTCTAGAAAAGAATGGGAAGAAACTTATACAAAAGGTTTAGACTTATTAGGATTTAAATATACAGAAAGAAACCAACCTTTTAGAGGAGCTTCAGGAGTAACACATCCATTGTTAGCTGAAGCGGTTACACAATTTCAAGCACAAGCATACAAAGAATTATTACCAAGTGATGGTCCTGTAAAAACACAAATCGTAGGACTAAACAATCAACAAGTTGAAGAACAATCTAATAGAGTAAAAGATTACATGAATTATTTGATCATGGATAAGATGGAGGAATACACTCCAGAGTTTGATCAAATGTTATTTTATCTACCTCTTGCAGGATCTACATTTAAAAAAGTTTATTATGATGCAATGCTTGAAAGAGCAGTATCTAAATTTATACCAGCTGAGGATTTAGTTGTTCCATACTATACAACTAATTTAAAAGAAGCTCCAAGAATTACTCACGTTATTAAACAATCAGAAAATGATTTACTTAAAAAAATGGCATCAGGTTTTTATCGTGAAGTTGAATTACAAAAACCACAAAAGAAAGAAGATAAGGTTCAAGAAAAATATAATCAACTAGAGGGTATTAAACCAGTACAAGCACAAGACTCTATTTACACAATTTTAGAAATGCATGTAGATTTAGATCTTTCTGATTACATTGCAGAAAACGATGAAGACAAGATTAATATAAAAATTCCTTACATCGTAACTATTGAAGAATCTACAAGACAAATTTTATCTATTTATAGAAACTACAAAGAAGAGGATCCTAAATTTTTAAGAAAAGAATATTTTACACATTTTAAATTTTTACCAGGATTAGGTTTTTATGGCTTTGGATTGATTCACATGATCGGTGGTCTGTCACGAACAGCAACTTTTGCTCTTAGACAATTACTTGATGCAGGTACATTATCGAATTTACCAGCAGGATTTAAAGCAAGAGGCATGAGAATACGTGATGACGACCAACCTATACAGCCAGGAGAGTTTAGAGATGTAGATGCACCAGGCGGAAACATACGAGATCAGTTTCAATTATTACCTTTTAAAGAACCTAGCACAACTTTATTCAATCTTTTAGGTTTTTGTGTTGATGCAGGTAAGAGATTTGCATCAATTGCAGACACACAAGTGGGTGAAGGTAACCAACAAGCAGCAGTTGGAACTACAATTGCACTATTAGAACGTGGTTCTAGAGTAATGTCAGCGATTCACAAGCGTTGTTACTATGCAATGAAGGAAGAATTTTCACTTTTAGCAAAAGTTATACAAGAATATCTACCTGCTGAGTATCCATACGCAGTTTATGGTGGTGAAAGAATGATAAAATTAGTAGATTTTGACGACAGAGTAGATATTGTACCTGTTGCAGACCCTAATATCTTCTCAATGTCTCAAAGAGTGACGTTAGC